ATAGCAAGCTATTGCCGGCAACTAAATGCCAATTTAACGTCCTTCGACGTTGGATTTGTGTCTTAGTGTCCAATAGTAAAACTATTATCGACTAAGCCCCAACCATGGTCTTCTTACTTTGTAAGATGAGCCCAACTGTTTTACTAAACAGGTGGTGTCTATAGCACTACGATTGTGCTAGGTCCCATATATTGAGATCTACCCATCCGAAAGGACAGGTTAGATCCCTCTGGGTTAGCACCCTAGAGGAGAACTCAAGATCTGGTATATGGATCACCTTTAATACTTAATTATGCTACAAATTTCTTTATAACACAACTAAATATTAAAAGACACTTTGAGAAGAAAGCATGGATAAGACTCATTGAGTTTTACCCCTTTCTTTCCTTAGTGTTGTGATCTTATTCAGTTCAAGAATTTGATAAACCATTTAAGATCTTGTTTGCACGCATATCTTCCTTGGTAAAGAAGAGTGGTTTCACTTTTACTTTTAAGTACCTTAAAGAAGTACTTAGAATATTAGTGCGACGTTTAGCAAATGTTGAAGTAGAGAAATCTACATCAGTATTTGTTAAAACTGACAAAATCGGTTTCCCTGTGATCATTCCGAAACTTTTGAGAGATAGTATCCTTAACAAGGAATTACCTACTCATAAGCGTAAGAAGCTCATAGGTGCTTTAATTACCTGTATTAGTATTCATAGGGTTTTTCCAACAAAGGTTGAACCTGAACTTACTACAATTTTAAGTCCTTTTAGTGGGTTATCCCAAACATTGGATAACTCTTTATTGATTAAATCACTAAAAGAATTAAAGTTGTATAAGGTGTATACTAATAATCTTAGGTGTTCGCTTTACTGAAGTGAAGCGTCTGGGCCTAATAATATCATCGCTGGATTCGGATCTATAAATGATGCTTTAGCATTATTTTCTAGGTTCGATATTCTACGAGATGTTATTAAGACATTAATCCATAGAAAGAATATAGGTTTAATACTATATCTTATTATGATTTTATGCCTTTTTGGACCAGTCTATATTTTGTTTGTTCTTTTTGGTATTACTCCTAGTTATAAGTTAGGTAGATTATCAGTGGTTAAGGATCAAGCTGGAAAGGCAAGAGTTATAGCAATAACTTCTTACTGAATTCAGCTATGTCTAAAACCTCTTCACAAATTTCTCTTTAATAAATTAAGAGAATTAAGTGATGTTGACGGTACTTTTGATCAAGACCATCCATTCGATAGGTTGCTTAGAAGAAATTCTAAGATTAAACCTACGTTGTATGGATTTGATTTAAGTGCTGCCACAGATAGGCTACCTATTATTCTCCAGGAGGATATATTGAAGCTTATTGGCTTCAATCTACCGTGAAGAACTTTACTAAATATAGATTGATATCTAAACTTTGAATCTACAGCTAAAGTAGAACCTTGGTTCTACTCTGGCTATGAGATTCCAAAGTTAGATAATGACTCCACTAGAGATTTAGCTTTACCTTTTGATAAAGGTAGTGTTAAAGTTGATAGTGTAAGATATATCGTCGGGCAACCGATGGGTGCCCTTTCCAGTTGAGCAATGCTCGCTATAACACATCATGTGATTGTTAAAGCAGCATCTATTCTAGCTGGGAAGGAAGATTTTAAGGATTATTGTATTCTTGGTGATGATGTTGTTATTGCTAACGATATCGTCGCTGAAAAGTACCTTGTTCTTATGTCTTCTCTAGGTCTTTCAATTAATCGTCAAAAATCATTGGAATCGAAAGATTTCACTGAATTTGCGAAGAAATTGAAAGGTTTTAGTGGCTTAGACTACTCTCCTATAGGTGCAGGTTTAATTCTGCAGTCTATAAGAAGTAAATCTTACTCTTTAAGATATGTCCATGAGTTAGTCTCCAAGGGTCTTGTTTCTATGGTAACACTTAAAGAGCAACTTGTTTCTTCACCGAAATTCTTCGGTGGCAGAATTAAGTTAATGCTCTGAAGTGTTGCTTTAGATGCATATATCAAATCATATCTAAAGGGAACAACTGTTGACGTAGGAAATCCTACGATGCAGTCCGCACCTTTAGTAAGATATATGAATTCGAATATTACGAGGTTCTACTACCCCTTGCTTTTGCAAGTGGCTGGAGAATTCGTAAAAGCGAAAAACAAGTATAGATCTGAAATCTTCTATTTCTTTAAGAACATTTTATTTATAAATGTTTCTAGGAAAGGACTAATCTCTTATCCCAGTCTCTTCAACTTTATGAATCTCGGATTTTGAGTATTAATATTTAAGTACATTAATACTTTATTATCATTGATTCAACTTCGATGTAAATTATATGTTTGGACTACTAAGCCTAAACGTATTCCTTTACATGAAATCCCTGTTTTATATGAAGCTTTGGATATTGAATCCATTGCTAGTATAAAATGAGGAGAGAAGTCTAAAGTTCAAGCATCTACTAAGGTTCTCTCGGATATCATCAAAAATGTTGATAGTGGTAGTTTAGTCCACTATTACACTTATGGTAAATATCCAGTGAGAAAACATTAAGTACGATTTCTTAAACTTTATCTTTTCTTGACTGATCCCTTTTTAACGAGGGAAAGGGTTAAGATCACAGGCTTTCATAGTTACTATAAACTATGCTCAATAGAAAACGAGAAATCAGGGTCTATGTGAGATGTTCGGCAAG